TTACATGGAAAAAATAACAGAAGTTATATCACAAGCAAAACATTTTTGGACTGAACATAAAAAAATTAGTATTGCTTTTGTAATAATTTTATTAATCGCAATAATAATATAATGGCAACACAAATTACACCAACTACTGAGTTACAAGCAGTTAATACTATGTTGAGTGTTATAGGAGAAGCTCCTGTAAACTCAATCACAGGGACAACAACTGTAGATGTATCTGTCGCTAAAAATATTCTTGACGAAACATCAATGTCAGTACAATCACAAGGGTGGAATTTTAATACAAACTACGAATATAAATCATTATCTTTAGATAGTGATAACAAAATACCTTTACCATCAAACTGTGTAAAGGTAGACGCAAACAAATCTATTAGACACATAAATCTTACAATCAGAAATGGTTTTCTATACGATATGGAAAAAGATACTGATGTATTTACAAGTGTTCCTAACTCAGTAGACATAGTTCTAGTCCAACAATTTGAGCATCTCCCAGAATACGCAAGACGATACATTACAGTAAAAGCGGCTAGAAGATTTGCGGCTAGATTTATTGGTGATTCACAGCTTACACAATTAACAGCTCAAGATGAAAATGAAGCATTAGTTAATTTTACACAATCAGAAGCACAAGAATCTGATACAAATATTTTGAATGGTGATTCTAATACGTTTTCAATAATTCATAGAACAACTAGAAGGACTTACTAATGGGTGGTGTGGTATCTCAGTCTATACCTAATTTCCTTAATGGTATGTCTCAACAGACACCTACACAAAGAGGAATAAATCAAGGTCAAGACCAAGTTAATTTTGCTAATAATATTGTAGACGGTTTGTCAAAAAGACCACCGCTTGATTATATAGCAACTTTAGATAACACTAATTTATATCCTAATACAACAAAATTCTGGTCTATACAAAGAGATGAAAATAATCAATACATTGTAGCATTTTATAATGGTGGTGTAAAAGTATGGGATTTAGCAGGTAATGAAAAAACTGTAACAATACAAAGTGGTGCAAGTTATCTTACTTCTACAAATCCTAAAGAAAATTTTAAATTAGTAAACATTGCAGATTTTACATTTATTGCAAACACAGCTACAACTGTAGCGGCAGACTCAACAACAACTGCGGCTAAAGTAGAAGAGTTTTTAATAAATGTTAAATTAACAAACTATGGTAGAGAATATAAAGTAGCATTGAAACACCCTAACATGGCTCAAGAGTTAGAAGTACAGTTTCAATTACCTACAGGTAATGATGCTTCTACTGATAGTAAATTTAGAGATACAAACAAAATTAAAGATATATTATTAAATGGTACATCTAGTACACACTGGGATAGTTCAGCAGATGGTATAGGATTTAAAGTAGTACGAACAGATACAGGAGCTACACAATCTACTACACAAGGTTTAGCTAATTATTCTGGGTTTACTTCTCATTTTACATTTGAAAGTTTTGACTCAGTTATATATGGAAAACCTACTGACGGTAATGCAAATTATACTGTAAGTACAGCAGATGGTTCTGGTAACACAGCCATGTATGCTATAAGAGATAAAATACAAGATTTTAGTGACTTGCCTTATTATGGTAAATTAGGAGTTATACTAAAAGTAACAGGTGACGAAGGTGATACTTTGTCTGATTACTATGTTGCATTTCAAGGTAATGGTGTATGGAATGAAACTATTGCACCTGCAACATCTTTAGGTTTAGATAACTCTACTATGCCACACGCATTAGTAAATAATAATAACGGTACGTTTACATTTAAACAATTAGATTTTGACGACAGAACATGCGGAGATAGTGATACAAATGCTGACCCTAGTTTTGTAGGTAAGAAAATAAATAACCTTACATTTTACAAAAATAGATTAGGTATAATGTCTGGTGAAAATTTAGTATTAACAGAAAATGCTAGTTTCTTTAATTACTTTCAAACTACAACAACACAAGTTTTAGATACTGACCCTATTGATATTGCGGCATCAGGAACACAAGTCAACACACTTAAAAATTCTGTAGGATTTAATGAGTCTTTACTTTTATTTTCTGATACAGCACAATATAAATTAGATAGTGCAGGAGATACTATATCGCCTACTACAGCTATACTTAATGAAGTATCTTCATTTGAACATGATGATTCAGTACAACCTGTATCAGCAGGTAAGTTTGCATACTTTGCACAAGCTAGAAACAACAACACTGCTATAAGAGAATATTTTGCAGATGATGACACATTAACAAATGATGGATTAGATATTACAGTTTCAGTACAAAGTCTTATACCAACTAATGCTTTTCAAATTGTTAGTAATACTACAGAAGATACATTAGCTGTACTTTGTTCTGACACAGTAGATACACAAGTTGCACCTTATACATCAGGCACAGCCGTATCTCCAACTAATGCAGATACAATGTTTATATATAAATATTTCTTTGACAGAGGTGAAAAAGTACAAACAGCGTGGGCTAAGTGGAAGTTTAGTGGTGTAAAAATATTAGGTGCTATGTCATTAGAAAGTTTCTTGTATGTTATGGCGGCAGAAGGAACAAATACAAAATTATTTAAAATAGATTTAAGAAATTTAAAAGACACAACATTAGGACATGGTGTGTATTTAGATTTAAAAACTTCAGTTACAGGTAGTTATGACAGTGCAACAAACTTAACTACATTTACGTCACCGTATGGTGCAAAAACAGGATTAATAGCAGTAGATAGAACAAATGGTGCTAATTATACAGCCACAAATACAACAGGCTCTACATATACTATATCAGGAAATCATACTTCCTTATTTATAGGTGTACCATATTCTTCTGTTTACAGATTGTCTACACAATATGTCAGAGAAAACACTGGCAGAGGATTGGTAGCAGTTACTTCAGGAAGATACCAGATTAGAAACATCTCATTTAACTTTGAGAATAGTGGTTTCTTTCAAGTAGAAGTAACACCTAACAATAGAGATAAGTCTACAACTATAATGAATGGTTATGTTATAGGTACGTCTACTTCTCTTGTAGGACAACCTGCTATTAGTTCAGGAACATTAAGAGTTCCAGTGCAATGTAGAAACACAGAATTTGTCATGGATATAAAAAGCAATTCTCATTTACCAGTGTATATAGCTGATGCTGAAATTGAAGGTTATTACCATGCACGTTCAAGAAGGATTTAATGGTTAAAGAAAATTATGTACGTAAAGCTATATTAGCAGATGCGTTGGAGTTATCTCCTAAAATTAGAAAAGGTGATAGAGAAGAAATTATGGCTTCTGATGGACACAGTCCGTTAAGAGCTTTAGTTACACCTTTTACTTATGATAATGCAAAAATATACAGCATTATAGGCACAGAAAAAGAAGGCGTTATAGGAATGTTTGGCAGTAATCCTACACAACTACCTGAATATGGTGTTGCGTGGTTGTTGTCTAGTGAAGATTTATTTAAACATACTAAACAATTTTTAAAAGAGTGTCCGTATTGGGTAGCACAAATGAGTCAAGGCTACGAATACATATACAATTTTGTAGATAAACGAAATTGGAAAAGTTTAAAATGGTTACAGTTTTTAGGATTTGAACCTAAAGAAGAAATAAACGATTATGGTATTGGTAAAATGCCATTTTTATTAATGATGAAAGAGGTAAAAAAAATAGATGTGCGGAGTACCACAAGCCCAACTAGCACTGACAGCAATTAGTGCTGTTGGTCAAGTACAAGAATACAGAGAACAAAAAGCTCTAGCCGCTAGTAAACGTGCTTCTCAAAATCAAACACGAATAAATGCTAACATAGCATATATGCGTGACATTAATAAAATAGACCAAGAAAAAGTACAGGCTGACCAAGAAAAAACAATAGCAGAATTTAAAACAAAACAAGAATCTAAAAAGAAATTAGCACAAGCACTTAACTTAAATGCAGGTAATAGTGTAGCTATAGTTCAAGACATAGGTTCTTTATATAATGATGAATATACTGAAATTATGAGAGATTACAAAGGTGACATGATTACATTAGCAGGACAAACAACTGATGCTTACGCAAACATGGCTAAAGTGTATAACAGTTTAGAACCAGTAGTAGAGCCTAGTAGAACAGGATTGTTATTAGGTCTAGCTACAACTGGTGCACAAGGATATATAAACTACGATACAGCAAAGGCGGCTAAGAAGGGATAATGGCAAAATATAAATCAAGAGTAAGAAATAAATACATGGGCTCTGGCTTTGAGGGCTATGTGTCTTCAGCAAGAACAACTGAAGGATTAGAGTTAGCTAAAAAATTACAAGAAAGTGCTCTTACAGGTCAAAAATTATTAAATGTAAAAATAGACCAAGATAAAGATGAGGCTATTGATAAAATACAATCTTTGTATGCTTCTGGTAAAAAGATGGAAGACATACAAGCAGAAATACTAGCAGGTAAACACCCAGATTTAACAGGTAAGTTTATAGAAAAAACTACACAGTTTCATTTAGGTAAAGTTAAAGCGGCAGAAACAATTAAAGCCATTGAAGCTGATAAAAACAATTATGATTTTAAAGACCCAGAACAATCTTTAGAAAAATTTTACGAAGGATTCCTACCTAATTTTGCAGAACAAGATAATTCTTTTACCGCAGGTTTTGCATCTCAATTTAATATTTATAAAGCAGATGAAGCTGTAAAAGATGCTGAAAAAAGAAGTACGTATGCTTCAGAAAAGAAAATTATGGAAGGTGTTACTATTATAGATGCAATACCTACATCAGAGTTAAGCAACAATTTGACAGCAACTTGGAACAGTTTAGGTATTGAAGTTCCAAATAGTGATGGTAGTTCTAATACAAACAAACTTTATACTAATGATGAATTACAAAAAGTATTAACACAAAGTGTAGCTAAAATTATTGCTGAAGCTACAACCGCAGATGATTTGTTAAGAGCAGATATTATTTTAAGTACAGATTTAGGTTTTGGTAAAGATGGCACTGCATTAAAAACTTTAGGTGATAGAAATACTGATGAAGTATTACGATTAAAAGAATTATTAGAGAAAAAAAGAACAGCATTAGAAATAGAAGATAGAAGAGTAGCTGATGAAAAAGAAGATACAGATGTTAAAAGTATTTTTGCTGAAGCATCTACAGATGTAGAAATAGCTACACCAGATGGAGTTACTACAAGAAAACGTACTTATGAAGAAAATTTAGCATTAAGAGAAAGATTAGAAAAATATGGTAATCCAAAATATTTAACTGCTTTTGATACTCTTATAGATAACGAAAGAACAATAGAAACTGACCCTTCAATAATTAATGAAATGATTGTAGAAATTTATTCAGGTGCGTATGATAATCAAGAAGAATTATTAGAAGCATTAACAAACAATAATGTTGATGTAAATTCTTGGAAAAGTATTTTAGGATTTTATTCTGATTATAAATCTAGTAAAGATAAAGGTGATAAAATGTTACACCTAACTAATGATGTCTACAACAATGGTTTAATTAGTAACTTAACATCAGTTAGAGGTAATTATCTAAATGATAAAGGTTTTGAAAAACCTAATTATGGAGAAGCTAAGAAAAATGCTAGATTCTATATGATTAAAGAAATATATGCTTTTGAACAAAGAATGAAAGACGACCCTGAATGGCAAAAAATGGGTGAGTTTGATAGAAATATAAAAAGATTAGAATTTATGAATACACTAGGTAGTGTCACAACATCTATGTTTAAAGATGATACTAACCCTGATACAACTACATTTGAAGACTTAGAAAAGATAGAAAATGAAAAAACAAAAGAATTACAAGCTAAGAAAACTAAATACAATGACTTAGGTATTACTACTATGATTAGTGATACTCAAGAAAATTTAGAATCTGACTTAAAAGGACTTAAAGCTACACTTCCTAAAACAAGTGATGCTGAAGGTGTATTCGGTATTGGTACAGCAGAAGGTAACTTTATTCCATTTGATGAACCAAATACAAAAGACTTTAATATGGAATATGTTGTTCCATTCTTAGAAAATCAATTAAAGAAATATATGGGTGATAATGTATTTACAAAAGAAATGATGGAAGGTTTAGAACAAGCTGACTATAATGCTTTTAGAGATATGATTATTGATACTATTAATGACCCAA